TTATAAACAACACCAAGCGGCCATTTGGACGGCAGAAGAAATTGATTTGAGTGGTGATATCCGTGATTGGGAATCATTATCGGATAACGAAAAATACTTCATAAAAAACATATTATCGTTTTTCGCGGCTTCTGATGGTATTGTTAATGAAAACTTGGCGGAAAACTTCTACAGAGAAGTTCAATACCCTGAGGCTAAATTCTTCTACGGAATGCAGTTGGCGATGGAGAATATACACTCACTAATGTATTCGTTATTGATTGATACTTACATATCCGATCACGATGAAAAACTTGAATGTTTCAGAGCAATTGAAACTCTACCGGCAGTTCAGAAAAAGGCTAAATGGGCATTAGATTGGATTGATAACGCATCTTTTCAAGAAAGATTGATAGCATTTGCGGCGGTTGAGGGTATATTTTTCTCAGGTTCATTTTGTTCTATATTTTGGATGAAATCAAGAGGTATTATGCAAGGATTATGTAACGCAAATGCCTTGATTTTTAAGGATGAAAACTTACATTGTGATTTCGCTATCCATTTGTTCAATAAACATATTGATGATAAAATCTCCGAAAAACGAATTAAAGAAATTCTATTATCAGCACTTGAAATTGAGAAAGAATTTATCACTGAGTCATTACCTGTATCATTAATCGGTATGAATCAAAATTTAATGAAACAATATTTGGAGTTTGTTGTAGACCAACTATTAATGAAACTTGGATGTAAAAAACACTTTAATGTAGAACAACCATTCAAGTTTATGGAACAAATTGCCGTGGAAACAAAAGGTAATTTCTTTGAAAGTAGAACTATTGAGTATCAAAAGGCGAAATTAAACGAGGCCATTTCATTTGATGAGGATTTTTAAAAAATAAAACTATGTCACTAACAATTATTAAGAAAGACGGGGAAGAAACATCATTTAACCCCTCAAAAATATATAACAGGATTAAGAAAGCATCTAAATCTTTAAATGTCAATTCTGACGAAATCTTTATTAAGGTCATAACCTCCGTTCCGACGGAGGGTAGGATTACCACTAAGGAATTGGATAAATTAATTTACGAGATTTCAGCATCATATACTGGTAGTCACTACGACTATAGTAGATTGGCGGCAAGTATCGCAATTTCTTTACACCATAAAGAAACTGACCCAAGTTTTTGTAACACAATGCATACCCTACACGTAGATGGTATCGTAAGTGATAAACTTATGGAAATCATTGAGAGTTATGGAGTATCAAACATTGATGAGGTCATTAATCACGACAATGATTATAACTTTGACTATTTTGGTTGGAGATCACTACAAGAAATGTATCTTTTGAAGAACTCTGATGGGGTTGTATTGGAAAGACCACAACATATGTATATGAGGGTTGCTCTATGGGTTACAAAATCATTTGAAGAGGCGGTTAATTATTACTTCTCGTTATCAACACAACTAATATCACCGGCAACACCGATTATGATTAATTCGGGGACTATTGTTCCTCAACTAGCATCTTGTGTGTTACACTACAACAATAGTGATTCAAGAGGTGGGTTATTGGATACCTTAACTGATATCTCAACATATTCATCAGACGCTGCGGGTATTGGTTTATCTATGAGTAATATCCGATCTAAAGAAAGCAGAATTTCATCATCAGGTGGATTCGCGGGAGGATTACTTAAATACCTTAAAATCGTTAATGAGTCATTGAGATTCTTTAACCAACAAGGGAGACGACCAGGAAGTGCGGCAATCTACATTGAGCCTTGGCATAAAGACATCTTTGACCTATTGGATATTAAGAAAAACACAGGTCAAGAAGAACTAAGAGCGAGAGATTTATTCACCGCACTTTGGATTCCTGATAACTTTATGAGAGCGGTTAGAGAGAGTTCTGATTGGTATCTATTTTGTCCAAATGACATCAAAAGAGCGGGTATTAAACCACTACAAGAGTGTTATGGTGAAGAATATGAAGAGAACTATAACAAGGCAGTTGAAATGGGATTAGGTAAGAAAGTTACCGCTCAGAGTATTTGGTATAAGATTATTGAATCTCAGATTGAGACCGGAGTTCCATACCTATGTTCAAAAGATAGTGCTAACAGAAAGACGAACCATCAGAACATTGGGGTTATCAAACAATCCAATCTATGTAATGAGATTTATCAATACACGGACGAAGATACGACCGCAATCTGTACCTTATCTTCAATGATTCTAAAGAACTTCATTATTGATGGTAAATTTAACTTTAATTTGTTGTTCCACGAAACAAGAAAGGTTGTTAGAGCACTTAACAAAGTTATTGACATTAATCACTACTCAACTGAAAAAGGTTTAAAGGGTGGTATGGAGCAAAGAGCGATTGCCATTGGAACACAAGGACTTGCTGATGTATTTTTCCTAATGGATTATGTATTCACATCTGATGAGGCTAAAAAGTTAAACAAGGAAATCTTTGAAACAATTTATTACGGAGCGGTTTATGAAAGTAATAATCTTTGTAAGACTGGTGAATATCAACCATACAAATACTTTAACGGATCACCAATGTCAAAAGGAATTTTCCAATTTGATATGTGGGGATTAACTAACGAGAATGTTTCAGGACTATGGGATTGGGATTCATTGAAAGAAGATGTTAAAACATATGGAGTTTGTAATAGTTTAACTACCGCACAAATGCCTGTAGCGTCATCAGCAAAAATTACAGGATCATTTGAAATGACAGAACCGGCTCACTCGGCGTTATTTAATCGTAGAGTTGTTGGTGGTGAGATTATGATTGTTAACAAGTATCTAATTAACGACTTTGAGAAGATGGGTATTTGGAACGAATCGGTTAAACACGAAATCATTATGAACGAGGGGTCAATTCAAAACATTAACTTTAATAAGTATTTGGATCCTGAAGATAAGAATCACGCTAAAAAGGTTAGACGAGTTGAGTATCTAATTAAGAAATACAAAACAATTTGGGAGATATCACAAAGAGAATTAATTGATATGTCGGCCGATAGAGCCCCATTCATTGACCAATCACAATCAATGAATATCTACTTGGCTAACCCAACGGTATCTAAAATTACGACATCACACTTTCACGGGTGGGATAAAGGATTAAAGACACTTTGTTATTATGTGAGAACAAAGGCAATATCAACGGGAGCGAAACACTTGGCGGTGGATGTTAGTCAAACTAACCAACCATTACCGGAGATTGATTACTCTAAAATGAATTTACCACCAAAACCTGACAGTAGTTTAGTTGATTGTTTTGGGTGTTCATCCTAATCACATTAAAAATCACGACAATTCGTCGTGATTTTTTATTTTATACCTATTTAAAGAAAAATTAGAGGCACTATATTTATATGTATGGCAAACGGCGTTACATATGGAATAAATTTCCCATTCAGGGATTCATTTGATGGTAGATTTTTGGATTTATCATCAACCATTGAGGAAGAGATTAGAACTGACCTTATACATCTGTTATTAACAAGAAAAGGGACAAGATATTTCTTACCTGACTTCGGAACTAGATTACTTGAATACATATTTGAACCATTAGACGGACCGACATTCTCTGATATTGAATCAGAAATAAGGGATTCCGTTTCTAAATACATACCCAACTTGGTTATCACAAGTATTGCGGTTTATGACGCATCAACAGAAGAAGATGACCCAAATGTTACCGTAATTAGTGGCGATGAGAGGGTTTTTAGAGTTCCCGGTATCGGAACAAAAGAACACACCGCTAAAGTTAGAATAGATTATAAAATTACATCTAACGTGTTCGAATCAAGTGATTTTATAATAATTAATATTTAATAGATTATGGCAAATAAAAAAATATCGTATACAACAAGAGATTTTCAGGGTATAAGAACGGAATTAATTAATTTTGTTAAAACATACTACCCTGATTTGATGTCTAACGTAAATGACGCTTCAACATTCTCGGTATTACTTGATCTAAACGCCGCAGTATCGGACAACCTACAATTTAACATTGATAGAAGTATTCAAGAAACTGTATTACAATACGCCCAACAAAGGTCATCAATATATAATATTGCCAGAACTTATGGACTTAAAATTCCCGGACAAAGACCATCAGTTGCGTTGGTTGATTTCTCAATAACCGTTCCGGCTTTCGGAGATAAAGAGGATATTAGATATTGTGGAACACTAAGAAGGGGATCTCAAATAAATGGAGCGGGTCAGATATTTGAAACGGTTTATGACATTGATTTCTCGTCACCATATAATAATGAAGGATTTCCGAATAGAAAGAAAGTTCCAAACTTTGATGCAAATAATAAAATTATTAACTATACAATTACAAAAAGAGAAACCGTAGTTAATGGTATAACAAAAGTTTTTAAAAGAGTTATAACATCAAACGATGTTAGACCATTTTTTGAGTTATTTTTACCTGAAAAAAATGTTTTAGGGGTAACGAGCGTATTACTAAAAGATGGGACACAATACGCTAACATACCAACAGATAATGAATTTTTAGGATTGGATAATAGATGGTATGAGGTTGATGCCTTAATACAAGATAAAGTTTTTGTTGAGGATCCGACTAAAGTATCAGACCAACCTGGTGTAAAGGTGGGTAAATACGTTCCCGCTCCC